TTCTGATACGGATTTCAACTGGTTTCACAGCTTTAGTGCCAACCATCTTCAACTTATGCGAGTGTGCTGTCGAGTAGATTCCGCCTCCGAAGATTCCACGATTTACTATGGTGACCATGGAATCGGTGCATCCAATGAGTCTCGGAGATTCGGACTTCCAAACATTCGCGTCAACGACAAGCCAGATTGAGGGTTCCAAGAGCCGCAATGTCCAGTTCGTTCCGATGACGATTTGCCCTTTGGAAGCTGCAAATCCTGGGGAGTCAACCAATCCTTCTGCTCCCCCAAAGATAAAAGCAGGCTTTCCGGCAATCGATCCATCAAGCCAACTCGGATCATGACTTCTGCCGCCCGGTGCCTGAACGTGTGCCGCTTGAAAATCTCGAAACAACATGCTTGTCCTATCGTCTCTGCTTCATCCAGATTGTTCAGATAGTGAGCCACCAATGCAACATACTCTTCAGGAGTATTTGCACGGGGTGCATATGGAAACATACGCTCCAGTTCCAACCTGTGATTATCACTTACTACTAACGTTCCACATGCAGCCATTTCAAAGAAGCGCGGATTGACATGGCTTGCCGGTGCATCGAAGTCATTCCAGAAACCTGTCCCATCCTCTTTAGGCGGCGCAGTTGGAAGTGCTATATGTCTTCCTTTACTACGTAGAACACGGGTATTGAAGCATTCCTTCGTGATTCCAGGAGCACGATGAACATTCAGACCCACTTTGCACGTTGAGTAATAAAGTGGATGTTCTTCTTGTTTTACCCACTGTTTGCTGAACTTCGTTATTGGAATACCCTTGTTAGGCCAGAAACGAATATCAGCACCATCAACTACTTTCTCCACTGCTCGTAAGAACTTCTCTCTTGGAATCAACATAGGATTACCAAGAAAGAATGCTGGGACTTCTCTGTTCCGATAATCTTTATAGCAGAACTGAGTTACATCAGCGCATGGAGGGAGATAGTAAGTTCTTCCCCTATTAGGGGGTTGTCTGGCTTGTTCATGGATTCCAATAGTGCAGTAATCCATCGTGAACACGACATCAAACAACGATGAGAACTTGGATGATTCACCACACTCATATGGTTCATCAGGAAGATATACAGCCGTCCTGATCCCAGCCTGCTTGAGAACACCAGCGAATGAGGTAATACCGGCAGCCCTTCCGTGATAACACCATACCAAATCAGGTCTTTGCTGCTTGATATTATCAACAAGACCCTTTGTATAGTTTCCTCCCCTTGTCGAGTAGATTCCTCCACCTTGAAGCTCCCTGAGTTTTGCGATGTCAACTACAACAACATCGCAACCAATCTGCTTGAATCCAGTCAACCAGCCATTACGCCAGTTGTCAGAATAGACAAGCCGGCTGTCGTCAGCTACGACTACCTTGATTGGTCCGCTTTTTCCTACCAATCTCGACACGGTAAGTTCCCATGGAAGGAATGTAGAATGCCATCATGCCAGAACGCATGATAGCATAGAAGTAGCAATGATCGTAGTCTTGTTCGTGCTTGTCGAAGATGACACCCTTCAAGACTGCTTGCAATGATTTGCGAGTTGTCATGAATACCGATGATCCATCGGTATACAACTTGTTTCCAAGTTTGCATGGAGGAAGAATGCAACGAGATTGAGTTCCATTACAGAACGAAGTTGATGCAACCGATAGCAATGGTTGCTGCATCTTTCCAAACCATGAGTCATCCTGAATCCTTACATCGTAAGGAACTACGATTTGATACTCAGATTTTGATTCTTCAAGACTTGCATGAATGGAACCATTATATCCTGAATCCTTATGATTCATCAAACTCCATGGCCCCTTGCAAATAGCGCGAAGCATCACATTGAGTGATGCCATAGCACTTTCCTTCAAGAATCCAAACGTTGCAACAGTAAGCCTAAAAGGCCGTTGCATGTTTGTAGATATGCTATCAACACATGGTGAAATATGGTTGATGTCAAGGCTGGATACAGGAAGGATTACTTCGATCGTTTCTGGATCGTTCATCAAACTATCCAACCTTCTGCTGGCTTGGCTTTCGGAGGAAGGGGTTTCGGTGCCGGCGCCGGCTGCTCGGGCTCCAACTCGGCCGCTGGATCGGCTAGCCCTTCGCGCTTGGCTATCCGTTCTGCGGTATCGGTTAGCGCGAATCCTTGCTTCGCCTTTGTTACTGCGCCTTGTTCTGCTGCAATCGTTTCCTTGATCTCTGCTGCTGTCCTGGCTGGATGTCGATAGTCTGCTCCATCAGATATCGCAGTCCCATTTTGTGGACGCGGTGTCGAGAACTGAACCATGCAACGATGAAGAAAGACTTCGACACCATCTTGCATTTGTTGCAAGTCTCCTTCGGTTGCTTGAATGCATTGAGATAGGAACTCACGAACCAGCTTAGCCGCTTCTACTGCTGGCCCCATATGTCGCTGTTTGACTGGTTTTGTGATCCTCTGAACAGGTTGTCCGGGGATCCTTCTGTTTTGGTGTTCCATATCTCTTCCTTGTTCCTGGTCGATGCTTGTGCTGGCCATGGATGACGCGGATTCCACTTACCATCCAAAGTCACTGGTTGTGTGCGCACTGCACCGTAGGCTTGCCACCCCACAGGCGGACCAGGGAAGTGCAACCTGCCACCTTCATCCCGCTTGTCGATATCGGATATCGCATCAGGAATATCATCGTTTGCCGAGAATGGCCATTCGGTCATCTCATCAATCAATGGCTTCCACTTGTCGTTGAATCGATCCTTTACTGATTGCGCAAAGTAGATGTCACCATTCCTGAATCTTGGCTCAACAGCCTCAATACGGATGTCCTTGGTCTCTTGACTCCTTCCTTCGATTAGGACGAACCTTGGCCTTGTGAACGTTTGCCTACGAATCTCTTCGAACAGAGATGATAGCAGTTCGCTATGAGTAGACTTCTCGACTGCAACAGCCTTACAGTTCCATTGCTGGTATCGATCCCACAACTCGCAGATCATCCGGCAACTTACGCTTGGCTTCCATCTGCCAACGTAGAAGTCAATGACGTATGCAACACGGTTAGGATCGATAAGGACAACCCAAAAACAACAGCGGTCGGTCTTGGCTTTGCGCTTTTCCTCAGCGATAAATGCGAAGTCAGTGAAGATGTATGCCCAGCAGTTGCGCGGAATGTCTTGGTCACGAATGATTCGGAAGTATTCCGGCTTGAAGATCTGATCTTCACCAGTGAATGGCTTGTTCTCGTAGAAGCATGCATATAGCCTTGGCGGCAAGATGCGCTTCTGACCAGCAACATACTTCTTCGTAAGGCGCCCAGGAAAGAACAGGCTGGTTGGCGTCTTCGATTCAGGATCAACAATCGGCTCGCACCATGCATGAACCGATATTTCAAACATCTCTCGAATCTTTATGTCCTTCTGGATTCGACAGTAGATGTCCGCAAAGTGATGTAGCGTTCCAATCACGAACAGTTTGCAACCAGGATCCAACTGTGCAAGTGTCTCGCCAAACCAGTTCCATAGCTTCTCAATGGATTCTGGAGTTTGCGTGTTCTTTTGGCTGCAAACGTCATCCATGAACACGTAGTCCCAATGGAACCCGGTTCGCACTGTGCCAACTGAACCAGCGTAGAGCGTTGGCTCTTTTGGATCGAAGCCCTTGGAACGTTGCGCAGAAGTAAACTCACCATTCTTCCAGTGCTTACCTCTATGGACACCGAATCTTTCTCTGAACCACTCAGAGTCAATGATGTCCATTATCTTCTTGACGATCTCGCTTGATAGCGCATCCGTCTCAGAAGATACGTTGATACGAACGTTCGGGTTACAAGCTATGATCCATGCTACGTGACCAATGTTGAATGCTTGCGTCTTGAAGCTACCACGCGGCCACAGGACCAACTTGAACTTGTAGATCAGCCGATCAGGATTCTCGGGATCTGCCTCACCATTCCAGTGGATTAGATCCTGAGCATACTTGCCATGTGGCTCATACTGTGCATCCGGTGCAGCGCCACAATCACGAACGAAGTCAAGATAACCTTCTTCACTAAGGTAGAACTCACGTTCACGCCTTAGACGTTCACGACGAATATCGTCTGGACTTAGGTTTACTTGACCTTGTTCCATTCAAATCTCAACTTCTTGATCGACTTGGCATATGCATGCCAACCAGATCGATTGCATATGGCAAGATGCTTGTCGTGAAGTTTGCG